GGCGCGTGGCCTTGTCGATGTCTGCATCAAAACGCGGTAAAACCTTATCGCGTGCGCGTTGCATGTAGCGTTTAGGGCGTATGTTAAAAGGGCCGCCGCCGAATTCTTGTACGGCCGCGTAAACAACTTCAGCTGGGGGGTTTAATCTTGGGTCGTTTCCGGCAATGCTATGCCCTCCTGCGCGCAGTATGGCGGTCAATAACCCGTCTTTTACAATGGTTGTGCCGGTTATGCTGTTTCTAAGCCGGCCCGTAACTACGCGCGGAAATGATGTAGCGTTTATTTTTGCGGCGCGCATTGCCCGCAAAGCGTTTTTTTGTAGGGCATTTCGTACATTTTTGGTTAAGCGCCCTTCCATTTCATTAAGTGAATCAACAAAATCATCGAAAGAGAAGCTCATAAAACACGCCCTGAGACTCTTAAAGGATATAAAATATCTTTGACCTCTTGGGGCATAGTACGCGGCGAAAGTTTAACGCTAACTTCGCGTTGTGTGGTGCTGTCTTTGCCTTGTGTGGCCTTGCCACGCTGCAAGGCGGAAGCGTATACACATACAGCATGAGTAAGGTCAAAAGCCGCAGAAGTAAAACCAGCGGTGCAAACGATTTTATTGGCTCGAAAACCTGATTCAATTGTCACGCTGGAAGTAGATTTTAAAATTAAATAACCGAGATTTGTATCAAGCTCATATTGGTCAGCTGCTATTTCTTTGTCGCTTCCGTATTCTCTTTCGACATCGCTGTGCCAGCTTGTAATAGCTGTTACTGGCTGCATTGGTAAAAAAATTGTGTTTGGATAGCCAGTCGCCGGCCCGTCTACATATAGCGTATAGGACGCTGAGGCTAGCCCTGCCGCGTTTGAAACCGGTGCGGCTGCCGTAGGCCTCTGAAACCCAATAAAAGCAGCCACAACCGATTCTACGCGGTCTAATAGATTTTGGAGCTCCGTGTCGCTAGCTGTCCCTTGCACCTCTGGCAAGTATTCTTTGAATGTTGCTAAAGATACAAGGGACATTAAACGACCTAAACAGAACGAGCAGCTGCGAATTCGAACATTAGAACAAATTCAGTAGCATTAGCAAGCGTCCCGCCGATGGCCGTTGTAATTTTGTATGCTTCATTAGCCGCGAGGCCCGACGCATCAAAATTAGTCACAGCCAAACCCTCAACAGTGCCAGCCGTTAAGGTTGTTCCTGACGCTCCGCTGTTTGTGGTTCGAGTGGCCAAAGCGGTTGCACCGTCAGCAGCAAGCACATTTATTGTCAAATGGTTTGTTCCATGTGCCGCAAGTGTGATATTGCCAACAAGCGTTATGCTTTGAAGATTAAGCCCCAACGGCACAGGCACATAATTTGTAACCGCTCCGGTTGTAGCTTGAGCTATTTTAATTGGTACTAACATTTTAAACCTCTAGTTGTAATTGTAGCCGAAAAAGCAATTGTTTACGGTTGACTGGTCAGGTGACCCCATGACGGCCCTGTAAGTCGCTACCAAACGTATGGCACCCGCCGAAATATCCTTGTCCTGCTCGACAACTAAGCCGCGCCGCTCGTACAAGTACCATGAGCTTCGATTCATCAGAATAAAGCCGGTTTGTGTTTTTACTGAGTTGTCATATATACCGGAGGCGTTCAAGTCTTCTGAGAGGAAACGAGACATGACCACAGGCACGCCAAAGATAGACCCGATTTGCCCGTTGATGATAGCGGCGTTTGGTCCTGCCTTGTCGACGGTTACAAGGTCAGCCATGCCCATGAGATGACGAATCATAAATTCAGGGCTGACAATCATAACCAAATCAGCGGCGCCAAGTTCGCCAAGGGTCGCGATTCCGTTAAGAATGTCGGCCGAGGTGGCTAGCGTGGCACTACCAGCAGCAGCGGTGCTGGCTTGGTCGGCTGCGGCTGCTCTGAAGCCTAAAAACGCGCGTCGATGGTCGCTCGTGCCGCCGAGGCCGGTAGAGCCCCAACGATTGCGTATATTCCAGTTAGCAAGCCCCGTATCTTGATGCGTGGCGGCGGTGTCGCCATTGACGCAACAATCTTCGAAGGCATCAGAAATGTCTGCTGAAATTTGAGCGCTAAAAAGTGGAAGAACCGCAAGGGCGCTGTCCTCCAGTGCGGCGTCGTCTAGGATGTAACTGCAAGCTAGACCTTTTATGTTAATTGTTTTGTCACCGGTGGCCGGTGTGCTGGTTGTGTATTGCGCCAAAGGTGAATCAACAGTAATTTCTCCTTTCAAATAAGGACGGCCGCCCCTATTAAGGCGGGGGATATTTATGACATTTCTATCAACTGGGACGCGTGTTAAAAGGCTCCGAATTCTAGTTGGAATCTGGAATTCTTGATACAGGTCCGTCACGAATTGGTCGGGGATAAACTCGGCCCCTGTACCAGCTTGGTCATTGAAAGCCCGCTGTACGGCGGGAAGAATGGCGCGTGGCGCCTTGTTTAGGTGTCTGTATAAACGAGCGTCGAGCTTCGGTGTGTATGGCTCACTCATTAGCATGCGGCAAAGGTGCCGGTCTTGAGATATTTTTTTAAGCTCTTGGTGCCAATCGCTTGTTACCTCTTCAGAATCCAAAAGGCCGGCCTCTTCAACGCTTACACGCTGGCCACGGGCATTGGTGTAATGCTTGACTTCGGTTGTCCATTGTACCGAGCCGTCTGCCTTGATGTAATCACGCAGCTCGCTTTCGTCGGCGTAAACCGTTGCGGGCGCTTGTGTTGATTCGTCAATTAGTCGCTGAGCTTCTTTAAGGTCGACCAATTGCTTTTCAACATTTTGCAACCGGTCGCCCGCGTTTCGTTGGGTTCGAACGAGACCATCAATAATCTCTTTCGCTTTGTTTATATCAGACATTTTTTAATAGTCTCCTTCAAGTGTTAATAGTGCTTTGACAAAGGCTTTGTTTTCTTCGTCGTCTTCTTCCTTTTCGGAATCTTGATAGCCTTCTTCTTCCATTTCCGCCGCTTCTTCTTCTGCGGCTTCGTCTGGTTTCATCTTCGCAAAAATGACGGTCACTGATTCGTCATCTTCGGTCACGGCTAAAATATGCTTTGTTAGGGTCGTCACAGGCGCTTCCTTAAGTTCTGTTAAAACTCGTTCGTGTATGTATTGTTTAAGGTCAAAGCCGAAGCTTTTAGCGGCTACGGCGTCAGCGTTTGCGGGTATCGTTACGATACTGACCTCTAATAATTCGGCCTCTTCAAAATAGCTGCCGGCTGATTTGCTAAAAGCAAAATGTGATTCGGGTAAGTCGGCACGCGCAATGGTTTTAATTGGCGCGAAACCGACGCTAACCGCGTTCATAAAACCGCGTGATACCTTGCCTTGTATCTCAGCGGCGCGCGGGTCGGCGTTGTCAAATTCGACATCGATGACCAAACCTTTTTCACTGATGCTGACTGCGCCGCGACCGATGGGGAGACTTTGATGGTCGTGATTTAATAACACAATAGGATTTGATTTGTAATTTTCCAGATTCCAACCAGACTGATTAACAATATCACCATACCTATCAGCCCTATCAGTCGACGCAATGAATGACACCTTACCCGAATCATCGCCATCCTCAACAGGTGACGATTTAAAAAATTGCTTTATGAGCATAACAAGAACCCCGCTAGCCTATTTATAAAACAAAATTTATGATTATTCATATTTTTTTTATTTTATTTTGGTAGCGGGGTTCAAATTGCTAGTCATTCGCGCGCGTGCCAAACGCTCCAGCCCTTTTAAAGCCGTCGCCTTGTCTTGGTGCGCCTGACTTGCCAGACGCAGCCAGAGCGGCTTCACGGGCCTTTTTCCTTTCCTTGCGTTCAGCGATTAATTTAAGCTTTCGTTCGACTTCTGAATTAAATGTTTCGGTGAATTCATCAAGGGTCGGCAAAGTCGCGCCAGCCTGTAAAAGCATTTCAACTTTTCGACCATAAAATGAAATCGCGCCGGCTATCCATTTTTCATTAGGAAATTCCAATTTGAAATCCAGCTTGATTTGGTGCCAGTGTTCACCAGAAACAAGCTGGCCGTAAATGGTTAACAATTCATCTTTGAAAGGCAGCTCGCTAAACATGGTTTTCAGCCAGCCTTTGATAAACCAATTTGTGTAGTATTCAGTATCAATTTGATTGGTCATTTTTTTTATCCTTTGGCCGATGTTCTAAAATCATTGTTTATTGAAAATTCTAAAAGCTTTGATTTTGTAATTTCAATGTCTTGCAGATTTCGAAGGTGAACAATCAATTCATTTAGTTTTGAACCGGCGGAAAAATGCTTAATGCTTTCAAGATAAGGAATAAATTCCAAAGCCTCGTTAAGGTGATAATCAAGCTGCTCGTTCAGGCTGTGAGAAAAATCATCAAGAGTCGGCGCGGGGTTAAGTGCTGCAATGGTTACGGGTTTGTCTGTCATGGGTTTACCTTGGTTAGTTGGTTGGCTGTTTCGTTCTTTTAAACTCATCAGGGGCGGCACACACCGCCCGACAGCGGCCCCCCGTAGGGGGCAACGGGGTTTATGCTCTGCTTTGTAATTCAGCTTGCATCATAACTATTTTTTCATTGTTGTAAGCAATCTCTGCTTCGTAACGTTCACGTCTTTTGCCAATCATTTCAAGTGCGGCTGTGCATGTTTGATTTCTGTAATTATGATTGTCATATTTTATCGCCGTCATCATTCGGGCTGTGTGATTTTCAAGTTGTTGAATGCGGGTTTCTATTGCTTTGGTGGTCATTGTTTGGAAGTCTGAAGAGAACATTTTGATTATCCTTGGTTAGCGTTCTTGATTGAACAATTATATTATATGGTATTGTATTACATTAAGCAAGCTTTATTTTAAAATAAATTACATTTTTCTTTAAAAGACCGTGAGGGCCGCCCCCCGTGGGGGGCTAGTCTTGATTATTTTCTTGTGACGATAGTACCATTAAATCCGTTACCCTTTACTGACACTTCAATAACTGCGCATTTACGGTTACTAATTGATGGATACCATGTGCGGCCCATGTAATCTTTGATTGTGTTTAATTCAGACAATAGTTGCGATGCTTGATGATTTGGGTGAGCAAGTAAAGCTTTTAATTCCGCTGCATTTTCAGCTGAAAGATTTATAAACAACTCTTTCACTTTTTCGTCATGTGCTGCGACTTCTGCCAAGTCAAATCCAGACAATTCAGCTTCAAGTTCTGCGCGGCGGGTTTTCCATTGGTTCATTTTTTCGGTGACGATGAGAGACATTTTGATTATCCTTGGGTGTTGTTCTTGATTGAACAATTATATTATAGGTGATTGTAATACAATAAGCAAGTTTTATTTTGAAATAAATTATATATTTCTTCAAAAGGCCGTGATAGCCAGCAAAAGAAAATTAATTATTTTTTAATCTTCTACAACAGGCAACATTGTACAACGACAGTTTATATCTTGTTCAGCAATGCCAAACGAAGCTGGGCTCATTGCTTCAACGGGCTTGCCGTCCTTGTCTTCACTTGTAAAGTTTTCATTCACGCCGACGACTTGGCCGTCAAGCTCTGAATGCGCGGTTCTTACTTTTTCGTCACGGGCTGATAACCATTCTTTCCGCATGCGAATACCCATTGCCGTTGCTTGTGTAAAAGCGTCCTGTGTTCCAAGGTTGGCCGCGCGCGTTGCCTGTGTTTGTGCAATCAACTTGGCACGCTTGGCGCCAAACACCTTGCCGGATGACTCCAGCTCTTTTGCTATCTGTTTAATCGGCTTGCCGTCCTGTAATGCTTGGTCGACCAAGTCGGTTATTTGTGTCGATTGTGTGCGCACGATTTGCCGCGTAAATAAATCAATGTAGCCGTCAACCTCAGTCGGGTCAATCGTTTGACCCTCATAAGGTATTTTACTTTGCTTGATTATGTCCTTGATTGATGCGTCGCCGCTTTTCTGATACCAAAGCCGCCAACGGGCGCCAATGATAAAGGCCGCGTTGCGGCGCTCTCCTGCTTCATCAAGCAGCTCGCTGTAATCGGTTACGCCCTTGGTCATTGCTGGCGTGACATATTCTTCTACGCGGTCAGCGTACCGTTTAGCCGCGCCTCTGAGATATGCACGGGTCGCGCGCTCGATACTTCGTAAAGCGGGCTCATTATATTCTTTTATCCACATGCGCCAAAGGTCGGTTCGGGCTTTTTCTTTCAGGTTTTTCTTTTTGACCTCGTTTATTATTGACCGCATTTTATCAAGGCCAAGCTCGCCAACCACAAACCATTTTATTTGCGCCACGATTCCAGCTATGGTTGAAATGTTAGGGCTTGGCGGGTCTTCATCATTGAATTGCGCGCCGTCACCGAAATGACGCGCCGCCCATGCTTCGCGGTCCCGTATTGCTTTTTCTTCGGTGTCGGTGTCTGGCGATTTTTTCGAGCGGCCGACGATGTCTTTTAGCCGGTTGTATTGTGCGTTGCCTTTGATGTTTCCGCCGGCCTTCCATATTTCGGGATAATTTTCTTTTAGGTCTTCAGCAAAGGCCAAAGGGAAAACCTCAAAATTTGAATTGCTCAATGATACGCTTTCGTCGTCGCCATCCTTCGGGAAATTGGTCGGGTCTTCATCGCCCACGGCGCGCGCCGTGTCCTTTTCTCGCGAGCTTAAAGGGTGGTCGGGTGGTAGTAAATCGGTGTCGTAAGGCTTGCGCTTAAACTTGAGGTTTCTTAATGCGAATAATAAGCCGTTGACGCGCGCCATTGCCCATTGCTCCGCGCTTTGGACTGAAGGCCGCACGCTTGACGGGTTCGTTTCATAGGCGCCAATACCGCGCAAATACGACACCGCTAAAATTTGTTTAGTTGTGCGCTTTCGTGGGTCGTTGCCGACTTCTTCTTTGTGGTCGGCCACCTTTCTTTCCAAAGCCAGCTGCGTGCTTTCGCTTAAGCTTTCAAATGCTTCTTTTCTGTTTTCATAGGTTGATAAATCATCGTTTTTTTTTACAGCGTACAACCGCGCCAAATACCCGCGCACGTCTTCGGCCGTTTCGTCGCTGTAATCGGCTTCAGACCCTTCTATGTCTTCGGGATAATCTAAGCCTTCATACTTC